ACCACACTTACTAGAACGGGAGGCCCCTGAAGAATCAGTTTTCCCCGTCCCAGCCCCTGCTCGGCAAGGGTCCCGTATCGTGGGCTAGACGGCACGCTCAGCAGGCCTAGGCAGGTGCTGTTACCTTCGACCCGGGTATCATTAGACGCTTACCAGGCGTGTTTTGGTTGTCGGTGCTGGCCCGAACCCTACCGGCTACTGCTCCCAGAGTCGAAACCGAGGTACTACATAGCGCAGGGACTAGCCGCTGCTACCGCGACCAGAGCCCACAGAGCGGAAGGACCAGGGCGGGTCCGCCAAGGCTCGCATTACTTCCTAACCCGGGTTTCAATCCAGGGGCTGCCTTATAACTACCCGCTACCCTTACCAACGGACCTGTGTTAGACCAGACACTTGCCAACACCGAGCCAAAACGAATCAGATGGTCGCATCTCCCCAGGTCTCATAAAGACCAGGGAAGGCTTCGAAACGACGGGATGGTTGAGTCCACTCCTGTGGCACAAGATCCTCCCATGAAACCCCTGGGAGGCTCTTCTCAGCCAACACTTGCTCCTCGGGCGACAACCCGAAGGCCAGTTCAAAGCTAAGGCGTGTCTCTCGGCACACCTCAATGACATCAGTCTCCGACGCAAGCCACGCGCCGACCGCAAAGTAGTCGGACAGGTGGTGCTCCTGTACCCTCCTTCTAGTCTCCGTGGAACGGAGGATCCTGAGTGCAGCTTCCTGGAGTACGGGTATTCCCCGGGCGAGACTAAGCTCGCACCTAGCTACCCCATGGAGCCATGCCAACCCGTAGGTTGGCTCCCTCAAATGCTTGTAGCTAGCACCAACATTTGATAGCACGCTCCTATAATCTCGGACCATGGTCCAGCCCAAACCACGGCCGAGATTAACAGGAGCAGAACGTCCGAAACGAACGCCCTCAGGATACGTCACTGGCTTATCTAGCACCAGCTCATGACCGCCCTCGCGGAGTACGAGGCCGGGGAAAGTTTTCACCAACTCGGACATGTTGACCTGCTCGCAAAAGACTAGCGCATTGTCACCGTCCACCAGTATGTCAAACCGGAAACGATAGCTTTTCAAAACACCAACGAGCACTGCGAGCATTATTATACTGTTTCCCATGCCCGTGTTGTAATCGCCGCTAGCCCTGCCACCATTCCGAGAAAACTTAACCCCGCCGCTGGTCACGCCCTTAAACACCTGGCGTGACAACACAGAGGCCAGTTCCTGGTCGCCGCCGTAAGCGGCCAGGTACACCTTGTGTTCCTCCTTGAGTTGGTCAACGCTGACGTGGGCCTCGAAAGCCTTGGCGTCAACCTCCATCACCACGCAGTCACGAAAGGAATTGAACTTCCGCAGAATTAGGTTCGCGCGCCTGCGAGGAGAAAGACCCTTAGCCACAACCCTGGTATTCGACCCCCCGAAGAGCCGCCGGGCCGTGAGGTAACCCCACAGCCAGTGCTCAAACGGCTTGAGCCAAGAAGCTAGCCTTAAGTTGTACCTGGGTGATCTGGGGAAGATCAACCTAGGCTTGGCGTCCTTTTCGGCTCCCAACTTCTCGCCCTTCAGAAAGGACCTGAGGAAGACGTCTCTACCCGAAATCGGACCATCTTCCCTCAGCGACCTCTCTGCCTCGAGGTATCTACGGCGGAGTGCCCCGGTATACGATTCCGCCGTTTCCAAGTCGGACCAACGTGAGCCGCCATATCTTCGGGCGATGTTCCTGATCTTCTTAAAACAGGAGCGAACATCACCGCCAACCTCTGGATATGCCAGCCCCGGGTGTGACCCGAGAGATCGCATCTGTAGCGCAGCGATCTCGTTGTGGATGCAGTTGGCGTGGACACCAGGAACCCAGGTTCCAGGCAGCCCTGATCTCCACGCCACGACCATCTTACGACGGCGGCGGTGGTCACAGACCAGATCGTC